ATCAAAAAATAAAATATTAATAAGTATGCGTATTTCTTTTTATTGTAATTATCTAATTAAATTATAATGACGCTAGAACTAAAAAAATTTGATATGAAAACAATTAGTTTCAAACCAAATGAATCAAAAGGTCCTGTGGTTGTTTTAATTGGTCGTCGTGATACTGGGAAATCTTTTCTTGTAAGAGATTTACTATTTTATCATCAAGATATTCCTATTGGAGTCGTTATTGCAGGCACAGAAGAAGGTAATGGGTTTTATGGTAAATTAGTTCCTAAATTATTCATTCATAATGAGTACAATACCGCCATTATTGAAAATATTTTAAAACGACAAAAATCTGTATTGAAACAAATCAAAAAAGAAATAGATACTTTTAAACGCAGCACAATTGATCCAAGAGCATTTGTTATTTTAGACGATTGTCTTTATGATGCTACTTGGGCTCGAGATAAAATGATGAAACTTCTTTTCATGAATGGTCGTCACTGGAAGATCATGTTAATCATCACAATGCAATATCCTTTAGGCATTCCGCCCACACTGAGAACCAATATAGATTATGTTTTTATTTTGAGAGAACCATATATTGCAAATCGCAAGAGAATTTATGAAAATTACGCAGGAATGTTTCCAACATTTGAGTCTTTTTGTCAAGTAATGGATCAATGTACAGAAAATTACGAGTGTTTAGTCATAAATAATAATGCAAAATCAAATAAATTGCATGAACAGGTATTCTGGTATAAGGCAGACTCGCATAATGACTTTAAATTAGGATCAAAAGAATTCTGGGAGCTTAGTAAAGATATAAATTCAGACGAAGAAGATGAAAAATATGATCCAAATAATGCCAAGAAACGAGGACAAGGACCAAAAATTAGTGTGAAAAAGACCAAATGGTAATTAAATAATTAAACACAATTAGAAGAATTTGAATTATGCCAGTGATGTATTTTTGCATATGTTTCTCTCAAATATTTATTATTGGAAAATGTATGTGGTTTAAAACAATCTGTTTCATAACCACACAGAATGTTTTCTAGTTTTATTTGAGGAATGAATTGTTTTACAACATTATAAAAATTATGCCGAGAGAAATCCCTAATCCATGGATCATTTAATTTTTTCCAATCACAAGCTGCAACTGGATTATTAGTTAATACAAAAACTTCGACATTCTTTTCATGTAAAAAACGAAACATATTTTGCAATCCTTCTAATCGTAATTTTGTTCCAGCATAATAAAGTGCTATTTCTTGATATGTTATTCCATCTTTAAACATTTCTAAAGTAGCACTTTTTGTATGAGGCAAAATAAGTCCTTCAATAACAGAAAGTGTACCATCCCAATCAAAGATAACTATTTTGTTTTTTGGTTCTGGTGTTAATACCCATTTAGATAAATTAACCGCATCATTTCTTGAAAACCCAATAGTTGTCCCTATTTCTTTATTATTTATAGCTGATAAGTATTGTGCAAATTTATTTTCAGGATAATATTTTAAAAATTGTTTTGTATAATAAGAGGAGATTGTCTTTCCTTTCATTATTTCTTTATTTGGATTATTGGAAACTAAAATAGATTCAATATGTTGATGTGATTTATTGAAATGTTTTATCATTTCATCAAAATTATCATAAAAACGAATAGCAGAACATAATTTTTTTTCTTCATAGATTGGATTTATTGGTAAAATTTTGTGAATTTTATGATTTTTGTGTGTTTTTTGAATCCTTCTTATTTTTTTACGATTTTTATTTTTATTAGTCTTTTTTACCATATATATAATTTGTTATAAAATTATATATATTTAATATTTAATCATTAATCTATTATTCTTTTTAATACTTTTTTCTTTTTAATCCTTTTTTATGGCAAATGGACCACTAATTAATTCACTTTGACCATAATCACTTTTACCAACAACAATATTCTCTCCTTCGAAAAGTTCCGAACGAATGTCTGCAGCAGAAATAGTATCTATATTTCTATCACGAAGTGTAGCTTCTTGTGTATTCGCATTATTTACACCAAATAAATTACCATCCTCATCAATATTTTGAGTTAAAGTAGTTCCTGTTCTCTCGGCAATTTTAATGTTTTCATTAATAGCATTCTTTTTAGATTCTTTAACTCTTTGTTCGAATGCGGTTTTCGCAAAAGATTCATTTTTGGTTTTTTCATGCATTAACTGATTTAATTCGTCTTCCATATATTCAACACGACCAGTTTTGTAAGCCTCTGGCTCCCAAGGCATCCATAACCCAACAGGCCCCACAAATACATCATGGTTTGGATCCATTTCTCTCAACATTTTACATCTCAATTCAGCTTCTTCTAAGGTAGGATAAACACCCCTTACCTTTAATCCTCTTGTAGAAGTTTGAAAATTAAATTTAATATTAAAAGAGTTTTCTAACTCTTCTTCATTTTGATCTAAGAAAGATTTGTAATCATCCTCCATTTTTGAATTGGAAATATTCTCATATTCTTCTTTAACAAATTCTTGAAAATCTTTTGTAATATCATCAAAAGTAAGTTTGTATTTATAACTTACAAAATTAAGAAATTGAACAAATTTCTCCATACTTTTTGTAAAATCCCACTTCTTTAGGAATTCTTCAAAGAAGAAGATTTCTTTTTGTTTTAAAATTTTATCTGGTGAAACAAAAGAAACGCAAACGAATTTTTGGCCAGCAATTGACTTATCTTCTTCTAGTAAATCAACATACTTAGTATTAATAGTTCCATCACTATTAATTCTTTTTTCATAGGTATTATTAATTTCTTTAGAATTGGACATTTTATATTAATTCATTAGTATTAATTTTTAAGTTTTTTATCGCATAATATATTTTTTTCTTATTATTTATTATAAGAATGTTTGATGTTACTGAACTTGTAAGTAGAATAATTAAGTATCTTGTTGAAGGTCTTATGGTCGCCATTGCCGCTTATGCTATTCCTAAACGCTCATTAAATTTAGAAGAAATTGCATTAATAGCTTTAACAGCTGCTGCCACATTTAGTATTTTAGATACTTATATTCCAAGTATTGGTGTGACGGCTCGTTCAGGTGCTGGTTTTGGTATTGGTGCTAATCTCGTTGGGTTTCCTGGTGGGCTTTAAAAATATAAAAATATAAAAAAATAGATAATTAACACATGAATGTAATGTGTTAATTATAAATTGTTACTAACTTATACAATGGTAATAAATTTATACAGTTGTAATAAATTCCCAATCTAATTCTTCGCAAATTTTTTTCCAAATCGTATCTTGTTCTATTAATTTTTCACGATCTTTTAACATAGGTATTTCAGACAAATAATGATTTTCATTTAATAATTCAAAAAGCTTATATAACACATAATAATAATGTAAAAAATTAACACGATAATCTGGACAATGTTTCGCGTAAGGATATTGAATTTCGATAAAAAAATTACATAATGTTTCTTCTAGTTCTTGAGAGATAATAGGTGGTTTAATTCCAAGTTTGTCTTTAATAAAATTAATATGCTCATAATATTTATTGTATCCTAATTTTTTAAGAAGTCCTTTGGTTTCATAATAAGTTAAATTATTAATATTTACTCTTTCCTTTTTAATTTGTTGTTTTAAATTTTCTATAACATCTATTGGTATTTGAGTTGTTTCTTTGCCTTGAAATTGTGCTAAAATTTCTTTAAAATGATTTATTTTTTTATAAGCATAAAAACAAACTTCTTTGGGTGGTTCTTTATAAGAAGGTTTTTCATTTTCGATTAAATATTGAACATTAATAGAACAATTATTGCAAATGAGAACACCTTCATCATCCATTGGAATTAATTCACCTTTAAAACATGATTTACAAATATCTGTGGATACTAAAAATGCATTTATATCTAAAAAAGATTCATCTATATTGCTCAAATATTTTGAAAAAATACTATTATTTTTTAACTCGAACCCTGTATTATTATTATCTTCATTTTTTTTAATTTTAAAGAATGCATTTAATAAAGTATTTTTATTATTATTATTATTTAATGTTGAATCCACAGAACTAGAAATATTTTTTTTATTTTCAAAATAATCAAAAATATATTTTGAATTATCAAGAAAGTATTCCATTTTTTTATTTTTTAAAGATTTTATATTATCATTAATTTCAGCAATTCGATCTTTATATTCCATAATTTCTTCAATATTTAATAGGCATGTTTTATTTAATTGATATTGTTCATTATGTTGTTCTAATTTTAAACGCAAGGTTTGTCTTTCTAATTTCAAATTGGGAATATTATCAAATTTATCTTTATTAAATTCATTAACAAATTCCCTATGTTTTCCATCGAGAGTAGTAGAATTTTTCTTATTTATCTTAATTTTTTTAGTAGTTTTGGGCTTAAATGATGGCATTATTACTTATTATATTTTTATATTTTTTTATTTAACTAATAATTTAAGAAAATATATAATTATACAAGTTAAAAAAAAATTATAGTTTTCTCAAAAAAGAATAAAGAAATATGGATGTTAAAATCAATATAGTAAATAATGATGGATCAAATACTGATATTGTAATAGATAATATTAAATTTCAAAAAATGGTTCTTTTATTTAATGCTATTAATGACGGATGGAGTATTAAGAAACATAATGATTCATTTATTTTTAAAAAAAACCATGAGGGAAAAAAGGAAATTTTACACGATTCTTATTTACTTACATTTATGAAAGAAAAATTTGACATAAATAATATATTTTTAAATAAAATGTAGAGGGTTTAAATCATTATTTTTAAATAATAAATAATAATAAATTAAAAATTAAAAAATTTTTTTCTTTAGCAATATTATAATCATGGGAGGTGGTTTAATGCAACTCGTAGCTTATGGCGCTCAAGATGTTTATCTTACTGGTAATCCTCAAATTACTTTTTGGAAAGTAACCTATCGCAGATACACAAACTTTGCGATTGAAGCAATTGAACAAACATTTAACGGACAAGCCGATTTTGGTCGCCGTGTAACATGCACTATCAGCAGAAATGGTGATCTTGCTTACCGCACTTATCTTCAAATTACTCTTCCCGAAATCAATCAATATATGGGAAATACTACTTCTTTAGCCACTGGTATGCAATCTGTTTATGCTCGTTGGTTAGATTATCCTGGAGAGCAACTTGTTGCGCAAATTGAGGTTGAAATTGGTGGCCAACGCATTGATCGCCAATATGGTGATTGGATGCACATCTGGAATCAACTTACAATGACTGCTGAGCAAACACGAGGATATTTTAAGATGATTGGTAACACCACACAACTTACATTTATTACTGACCCTTCGTTTGCTGATGTTGACGGACCTTGTGACTCCCTTGCTCCTCGTCAAGTTTGTGCTCCTCGTAATGCTCTTCCTGAAACAACTCTTTATGTCCCTCTTCAATTTTGGTTTTGCACAAACCCTGGTCTTGCCCTTCCTTTAATTGCCCTTCAATATCACGAAGTAAAAATCAATTTAGATCTTCGTCCTATTGATGAGTGCTTATGGGCTGTCACATCTTTAAGTTGCAATACTGCCGGAACTAGCTCTAATGCTACTCAAATGAGTGTTGGTTCAACTGTGTCGGCAACTATTGCATACAATCAATCCCTTGTTGCTGCATCTCTTTATGTTGATTATGTCTTCTTGGATACTGATGAACGCCGTCGTTTCGCTCAAAATCCTCATGAATATCTTATTACACAACTTCAATTTACTGGGGATGAATCTGTTGGTTCCTCTTCCAACAAGATCAAGCTCAATTTTAATCACCCTGTGAAAGAGCTTATTTGGGTCGTCCAACCAGATCAAAATGTTGATTACTGTTCGTCCCTTCTTTGTGACGCTCTTCTTTTCAAGGTTCTTGGTGCTCAATCTTTCAACTACACTGATGCCATTGATGCTCTTCCTAATGCTGTTCACGCCTTCGGTGGTCCCGCTGAAGTTTCTGCTGGAAACTACATTGATGCTCGTGGACTTTTCGAGGATGCTGGTGCTGATGATGCCTATGTTCCCTCTGGATTCACAGGATACTGGCACGGACCTAATGATGTTTACAGCGAACCTAATCTTGGAGGTGCTATTGGTATTAACCAAACCCAAAATATTGCTGCCGCCCTTGCTTCAGTTGGTGTTAACACCGTTGGTGAATTAAATGGAAGCAAAAATGTTGTTGCCAATTACGGAAATCCTTACACTGTTACAAATCCTGGTGCTGGTCTTCCCCCAGGAGTTGGATCGACCGTCTCGGATGCTGGAACATTTGTTCTTTCTGAGACATCTCTTGATATGCACTGTTGGGGACAAAACCCTGTTGTTGTTGCCAAACTCCAACTTAACGGACAAGATCGTTTCTCAGAGCGTGAAGGATCTTACTTCTCATGGGTTCAACCTTTTCAATCACATACTCGCAATCCTGATGAAGGAATCAATGTTTACTCTTTTGCTCTTCGCCCTGAGGAACACCAACCCAGTGGAACATGCAACTTCTCCAGAATTGATAACGCCACATTACAACTTGTTTTATCCAACGCTACAGTTGAGGGAACCAAGACTGCCAAAGTTCGTGTTTACGCTACCAACTATAATGTGCTAAGAATCATGAGTGGCATGGGTGGATTAGCTTACTCCAATTAAGCAGTTGTTTTATTATTATTTTTATTATTTAATAATCTTAAATTATAATTAAATTTGTATAAAAATAAAAAATAATATAAAAAAATATATTTTATATTATTTATTGA